GAGAACTTAGCCTTCATCATTGCAACAGCAGTCTCAGAAATCCACTTATCATTCTGTAGTATGGATGCTGCAGCACGACGATGCTCATCTCTACCAAGATCTACATCTTCAATAATTACACGATTAGAATCATAATCGATCTTCTTAGCAGTTGCAGATGATATAGTTTGACCAGTGAACTTAGCATAAGTTTCAGTAGTAGAACATATAAATGGTGTCTCACCTGTTAAACCTAGAACGATTTTTTCATCAGTGAAATCTGGAGCAGTAGGAGGAGTGAATGCAGCACTATATGATGCAACTCCTTTTCTTACAATAACATTATCCATGTTACCAGTGAAGTCATTCGAACCTGCTAAATCAGAACCAATGTAACAAGGAGAATATCCAAAGTCATCACTATTAGCAACATTACTACCTGCTTGTGTTCCATTAACATATGCTTGCATCACACCACCATTTCTGATAACTGCAACGTGGTACCAAGTATTTGCTGCAGTAAATACATTACCAGAAAGTATGATACTAGTACTTCCGTTGTAAACACGGATAGTTTCATCATACATATTAACTCTTAAACCTGATCCAGCAGTACGACGTAAGTCAAACAACATCTGTGTGCCAGTTATAGCAGTTGGATTTATCCATGCTTCAAGTGTGAAATCTCCTGTGTCAAAGTCAAAGTCATATGAATCTGGAGACTTAAGGAATCCACCACCAGTAAATTTTAGAGATTTTGTAGAATTAGTTAATTCAGACTTAGTAACAATAACACTTTGAGTAACGTTATTAGTATTAACAAGAGTAGAGTTAGTGATATATTCACGGTCTGTAAACGTTCCTGTTACACCAGAACTATCACTAAATATCCATCTTAAACCAGAGTTAACACCTTCAAGTGTTGTTGAAGCATTAGATGATACACCTTTAATTACGTCACCAGTAGCAAATAATCCAGATGACTTATCCTTATAAGCAATCTTAACAACACGAACAGTTTCACCATCACGGAATGATCCATCATCTATACTTGCAAGTGCGTTGATATTAGTTTGATTACCAGCAGCAAATGCAGTTGTAACAATTCCAGTTAGAGTATCAATTGTAGACTGAACGTTAGCACAGTTAGTTGATGTGTTATTGTTACCAGATGCATAGTTAGCATCATAGTATTGTGCAGGAGCAACACCACCACTATAAGTGGTAGGATCATTTAAGTTGTAACCTGTTGAACTTAAATCTTTAACATAAAGTAAGTTGTTAATTGCTTTCTTCGAAAGATCACGAGCATGGGTTATTGATGTACCTGCTTGTGAAGCATGAAGACCTGAAATGATAGTACCATCAGTAGCATAGTATGAACGAACAAACTTAACACTTGATAGATTACCACCACTCTTAACATCTTGTGCTAAAGCATCAACAAATAAACCTAAGTCACGACGACATATAACTTCAGATGCGTTGTAAGAAGGTTCAGTTGCCTCAATATCACTAAAGTCCTGATTCTGTAGAAGAGTTTCACTAATAGTGTTCTTAAGTGTATCTAGAGCAGCACGAACATCAGCACAAGCACCACTGTTTGTATTACTAATAGGATCACCTGAAGTATCAGTATAATTTGCTCTACCTTCAGTTATAGTTGTATCTTGGTATATTGTGTATACTGTTCCATCAACAGTGATATTACCAGATAGTTGGTTAGTAACCACCTGATTCATATATTCACTTACTTTGGAATAACCCCAAACAGTTTCAGTTACCTGTGCATTAATATACTGTAAACTTGCTCCACTAAAGTATTCAGTAATAAACTTACGTGCATACTTATTACCACCAGAATACATATCGTATGCAACTGCATCGATATAGTATGCCATATCTCTCTTACACTTATCTGCACTTGGTATAGAAGTTGATGGATATTGAGCAACCATATCTACATATGATTGTGCTACGATATAATCCTTATTCTTGATTATCATTCTATAAGCATCACGGAAACGTGATCTTCCATCAGTCTGTGACTGTCCTGGATAATAGAAGTCTGGATGATCTACTGATATTTGAGCATCACCAAAGTCAATAATCTCATCTCTAGCATTGGTTATAGAACGAGAACCATCAGCATGTCTGTTAGCAGCAATACCATATGCAGATCCGAGAATTGGATTATTATAGATTACTTTAATATTTCTAATTGTATCTCCAGCACCAAATACACCATTAGTTAAATCAGTGTAGGTAACTTCTGAAGAACGAATAGATTCAAAGTCAAGGAAGTTTCCATTTATACGAGCATCGTTATCTAAAAGTTCAGTTGGAGTAACAGTAGATTTAGAAATATTGTCTAGAAGAATATTAGGATAAGACTGACTAACTAGACGTTCAAATAATAAACCATAGAATGTAGATCCAGAAGTTAATTCTTGAACACCTCTATTTTCATCAGTACCAACAGGATAAGGTGCCTGAGATGTTATCCTTGCAGCAACATTTGAACGGTTTGAATAGATGATATCTTGAAGATCAAAATCATATACTCCAGTCTCATATTCAGCAGTACCAGAAGTCTTAGATAGAACTATATCATTACCAGCAGTACCATCTTCAGTCAAGTTAATCTCAGTTATTTGAGCAGTTGGATTATTCTTACTGCGATTTGTACCAATAACTGTTTCATCAAATTCAAATATGTTGTCTGCAGAAAGTAACGTTACTGAATCAAGTCTTCCACTCCATCCTAAAGCACTAACTCTAACTACTTCGTTAAGTTCAAATATTGCTGATCCACCAGTATTTTGTAGATCTACAACGTCAACTGTATTAGTACCAGTACTAACAACAAGTGCATAAGTATCACTATTATCACCTTGCAATGTGTAACCAATCTCAGGATATATACCACCAACATCACTTAAATTTAAACGAGTGATATTTAAGAACTCAACACTAACATTTTTATAGACAATTTTAGAAGGTGCCTTTGGTGCTTCTTTAAATACAATCTGTCCACCAACAATATCATATGAATCTATAGGTGCCTGAATAACACCGTTCAGTGTAATTAATAACTGGTCATTTTTAACGATAACCTGTTGATTCTCTACAGTAAGATTAAATCCTTTTTTAATTCCATCAAACTCAGTAGAAATATCATCTAATTTCTTAACGATAGAAGTTAAGATTTCCTCAGAGTTAGTTAAACGTTTCTTACGGAAAAGTACTTCAGTATTATTAAAATCAGAATATATTGGTTGAGCAGCAGCAAATGATGTAATCTCATTAACATTAGAATACTCATTAATATTAACCTGCTTAATAAATTCAGTACCAACCTTACGTCCAGATACGTCCTTACCACCAGTTAATTGTAACTGACCAAACATATTGAAACCAGCAGGGTGGTTATTATCAAGAAGTTGTTGCTTCCACTGGCTAATAGGAATTTGAGATTTAATAACATAAGAGAAGTTCTGATAGAAGAAGGAGTCTTGAACTTTCTGAACAATTTCTGATGGTTTACCAACGTCATCAATAAACTTACCTGGTGTCTCAGTTAGAGATCCAATATTCAATACACCTTTAGCAAGTGATACATTATCAATAACACCAGATGCACGAGATACAGTACCATTAACTCTATATCCAGCTTCAAATGTTCCTATAGCATCAACTAGTTTTAAGATCTTAGGTCCAATTTGCCAACCATCATTTGTAGAAACCGTAGCAAATATGGTTGCTTGATCTTCACTATCACCCATATAAACTCTTTCACCTTCCAAGAATACGGAAGTCTCAACTATTGCTTCTGCTTGACCACCAAATACCTCAGTTAAAAGAACTTGACGACCAGAACCACTACCAGCAGAACCATCTACGAAAGTAATATAGTTACCAGATTCAGCATCAGCAGGTGTTAAAGCAAATCTTAATTGATCAGATTCAAGTGAATTTGCTTCACCAGAAATAGCATAGTACAACTGACCTGTAATCAAAGAAGTCAAACCAGCAGATCCAGGTTGAGGTAGAACACCTACAGTGTTACCAACATCATCTGCACGGAATGTTATAGCAGCACCCTGTGTAATTCCATGTGGGAAGTTAAATTGTAGATATCCCAAATCAGTGTTAACAACGTAGTTAAACTCAGATTTAAGAGTAACAACTGGTTCAGAACTATATCCAGCACCAGGATTCTTAATTTGAATTTCTGATAGACGATTGTTCTTAACAACAGCAATTGCTTCTGCACCAAATCCACCACCACCTGTTACGATGACTGCTGGTGGAGAAGTATATCCAGCACCAGGATTGGTAATTTTAATCTGTGAAAGTATTGATGTATTGAATAGTTGTAAGTTAATTGGGAAGGTAATTTCTGGTTTTAGAGTATAGTCATGTGAATAACCATAACCAAACTCATTATTCTTCAACTTCTTAATCTTACCAATATTCTTACCAGTTAAGAATACAGAAGCACCAGTTCCCTCAGCAGGAATTATTACAGCAAGTTCTGCACCAGAACCAGTTAACTGAGGTCCAAGAATTCCAGTTATCCCATCAACATCTATAGATGCAATTGTATAACCTTTACCTGGATCTGTAACAGTTACACTACTAATAGTTCCAGAACCGATAGTTTCATCTACTGTAACTTCTATACGGCAAAGACCACCTTCACCATCTCCAATAATACCTACCTGATCATATGTTCCAACTGCATATTCAGATCCACCAGCAGTTATATTAACTCTTTCAATTTGACGGAATGATGCAATATCAGAAATAATAGGTAACTTCTTATAGAATCCACCAGCAGATATTAATTTAATTTCATTGATAGGACCAATTGCTTTAAGTGATGTAGTTGAATACTTCGAGTATGCTACTCCTTGATCATCATTACCTACATTTGCCTGTGTAAACTCAGGTTCAAATGCAAGTGGGAATTGGAAGTTAGTATCATCAATAATCTTTGCAACAGGATAAGTTCCATCGAAAGGAGTCTTCTTAACATCAATAAATGATTGAGCACCAACAGGAGAATCAGATCCAGTTCTAGATGGATCAAAATAGTAAGAAATGTTTGTTACTTGACCATCAATCTTAAACTTAACAAATGGTGAATTAGTACCATCAAATACACCAGGTGTTCCTGTTCTTTCAATATTATTAAATGAGTATTCTAGTTTAAACTCATTATCTTGAGAGAATGATAGGAAATATCCAGCATTAGAACTATCACTCATATCAAAGATATAATTATGATTTCTTATTAGCATCAAGGTAGGATGCTTAGTGTATATGTCTACTTGAGCAATACTTCCTTGATTGAATGCTGGTTCAGCACTAGGAATTGCACGAGTTGTAAATGTGTAATCTCTAGATGAGAATATTTCTTTAACAAAGAATGATCCATTAAATTCTGCAGTAGAGAATCCTTCAGTGAATAGAATATTACCAGCAGAGAAATTGTGCCTTGAATTAGCAACACAATAAACATCTTCAGTTCTTGTCTGACCACCAGTTGTTAATAGAATAGTCTTATCAAGAATTGCTTGAATAGTTACCTTCTTAATACTATTAATACTATTAATCTGTAAGACAGTTGGTTCACCTACTTTAGGATTAACTGTAATAGTTCCACCAAGACTTAAACTATCATTAACAATAGAGTTAGAATCATGATAGATCTCATTAACTTGAATTTGATAATATGGTTCAGCAGCATCATAAGACTTAAATCTAGCATAATTGCTAAGAGGATCAAATGTCTTCTGCCATTCCCAAGTTACAGTACCATCAGTTGCAGTACTAGTAGTATGTGTAGGAGCAATCTTAGAAGTACGACCACTCACTGTACACTTATAAAGTTGTCTACCGTTATAAACTAGATCACCAACTTCATGTATAACTAACTGCTTCCATGCTGGTTCTCTAGGAACAGGATATGCAGTATTAGCAAGATCAAGTTCTAATGCACCAGTTGAAGTACTTGTAAAGTCCCATGAAACACCACCATCAGATTGGTTACCAGTACTATGTGAAGGTCTAGTTGCACCAGAGGTAGCATTTGTAGTAGCAGAGTAAAACTTACCATTTGCATATACAATATCTCCAGCAGTGTATGCAGTGGCAGCCTTCCATTCCGCTTCTGCACGTTCGGCCGTGAACACTATGTCGGAGATTACGTTTGACTCAGTATCGGCAACAGTAGTAGTTTTGAATTTGTCTGTTGTATTGAATGTTGCACCTGCAGGATATATTTTACCAATCTTATATGTGTTTCCAAGACCAGGTGTTGCAATTTCACCTACTGGTACTTCCACAACAGTTCCAAATGCACCAACAACATCGGAATCATTATATTGTTGTAGAATAGTTCCCTTAGTAAAATTAACCTCTTGATTGAATACCATCTTTTGAACGCTATCAATCTTAGTATAAGAAGCATCCTTAATATAATACTTTGGTGTAACTACAGGACTAATCTTTAATTTTTTACCACCTGGTGTTGGAACAGTAGAAGTCTTAGATCCATATATGAATGAATCATTATCAAAAGTGTAAGTTCCAGGTATAAGTTGACTGTTTATATCAGAGTAGTCAAGTATTTGTAATCCACCAGGTCCAATTGACCAATTGGTTACTACAGGTCCAGTAGTTGAGTTATATGTCCAATTACTATCCTCAGCAATCATAATAGAGGTATGATCACTTAGTCCAGACAATGTATATGGAACAGATACATCAGGAGTATTTGGATCATCGTCTGTATCAGCCATTCCACGTTTCAAATGCTCTCTATCAAGTTTTGCAATTGCAATACTGTTATTGTTTGTACGTATAGCAATTTCATCAGTAGGAGCAGTGAATGATGATCCAGTATACTGAGCAGTTGCATCTATAACGAAATCATCAACATTACCAAGTAATGAAGTAGTTGCAGTTGGTGTTAGTAAACCACCAACATATACGTTATCTACTGGTATATCTGTAGTTGTAGACCACTGTCCAATCTGGGTACCATTACTAAAGACTGTATATGTGAAATTACCGAGAGTTGGTTCATCCTTAACAAAAGCAATATGAACCCAAGCATCAGCATCAAAGTTAGTCCAAATAGTTGCACTAGCGGTCTCCATGACCTCTACACCAGCAGCAGCAATCTTAACCTTACCGTAATCACCACTAGTCTGATCACCATCAATAAACACTCTTAATTCATTTGAAGTACTATCATTAGGTTCAGTAAAGAAGAATGTTGGCATGCTGTTAGAATTAGCATGAATTGCATCTTCAATTCTAAACCATCCTTGAAGTGTCCACTCCTTACCATTCAAATTAATGTCTGTAACACTATAATGATTTTCTGCTTGGAACTTAATTGAATCAGTACCAAACTTCTTAATAGTGCTATCAATAATAGCATTTGTTGCATTATAAAGAGATGCAGTACCATTGTTCTGTTTGGTTTGATCAAATACGTTAATTACACTTGCAATATTGAAAGTTATATTAGAATATCCATAACTACCAACTTGAGAATCAGTTACAGTAAGTACTTCACTAGACTTGTAATTACGACCAGTTTTATTCATCTCAATGGTAGTTGCACCATTAGCAGCAACGTTAACATTGATTGATGCATTAACACCAGATCCACCAGCAGCAGTAATATTTGTATATTGTATTGCTGCTAAAGTTGCAACGTCAAATGTTAGATTAGTACCACCAAAGTTACCAATTTGAGCATCAGTTACAGTGAATACATTACCTACTCCATGTTCTTGACCAGCATTAGCAACAACGATTGCTGATGCAGCACCAGTACCATCAATTGTAATATTAAATGTAGCATTTTCACCATTACCATTACTTGTAGGTGCAACTCCATTGTATTGATGTCCTTGTATAGAGGCAATGTCCATAACAAGAGCACCAGCACCCTGTCCACCTAAAGTAGCATCAGTTATTGTAACTTGATTGTTTAATGCAAAATTCTGTCCACGGTTGGTTGCAGTCATCGATGTGAAAGCACCCAAATTACTAATTACTATATCAAATACAGCATTGATACCAGATCCATTAGTAGACCATGCACTCACACCTGAATATGTAATTCCTTGAGTTCCAGTTATCTCAAATGTAAAGTTAGCAGCACCACGATTACCAATATTAGCATCATCAATAGTAATAACTTCACCTGCAGCATATCCACGACCAGCAGTCGCAACTACAAGAGAAGTGATAGCACCACTGCTATCCACAGTAATATTGAATGTGCCACTAGCACCGTTACCAGTGGTACTAAGTGGAGCGACCCCATTGTAAAGAGCACCACCAGATACAGTAGCAATATTGCAAGTAATTGCAGCAGCACCATTATTACCAACATTGGAATCAGCGATAGTTAGTGTGTCTCCAGCCTGATATCCATTTCCAGGAGAGGTAACGTTTAAGTTAGCAACAGAACCATCTGTATTAATCGTAACTTGGAACGTACATCCTGTACCACTACCGTTAGTAGCAGTTGGTACATTACTGTATAATGGAGGTGCCTTCAAAGTATTTACCTGGAAGTCTATATTTGCAGCACCACTATTACCTAAATTAGAATCCTGAATCTGTAATTGATCATCTTCTGCATAACCCAATCCAGCAACGGTTGCTACAGCAAGTGTTACTCCACCAACTGAATCAATAGTAACATCGAATGTTGCACCAGAACCACTACCAGTTGTTGAAGTTGCAACAATACCAGTATACGTTTGAGGAGCGACAATTGTAGCAACATCACATGTTAGAGCAGCAGCACCGTTATTTCCTAGTACTGAGTCTGCAATTGTAATAGTATTATTGACTGCATATGCCAAACCTCCATTATTACCTACGGTTACTGCTGTTGCAGCACCAGCACCATCGATAGTAACATTTAATTTCAGTGCATTGTTACCATTACCAGAGTTGGTTGTAGAAACGTTATTGTACTGGAACCCACCTAATCCACTTACATCAAACGTAACAGCAGGTGCACCACTATTACCTATAGCAGCGTCAGCAATTGAAAGTGTTTCTGTACTGTAGTATCCAATACCACCGTCATTAATAACAAGTGAAACATCACCTGTTGATGAAACGTTAACATCAAATGCTGCATTATTACCTGTCGAAGAACCGTCAGTACTTGTTGCAGAAACGTTTGTATAAGAGAATCCACCAATAGATGCAACATCAAAAGTAACAGCAGGTGCACCACCACTACCTAACTGTGAGTCAGCAATAGTAATTGTTTCACCAATAGCAAAGGATATACCACCATTTACAATGTTTATAACAGGAGTACCATTTGACTGAACGTCGATATTAAATACTGCAGTCTGACCATTTGCAGAACTTGACCATGTTACAGCATTGTACTGACCAGCAGTACGAAGACCATTAGCACCACTAGCATTACCAACAGAAAGAATTTTACCACCACGTAGTGTATTAGCAGCAGAGATATTACTCATTAGAGTAATTCTTCCACCTCTTCTTTGAGCAGCAGCACCAATTGTGTCAACTGTACCTACAACTCCACCACGTAAAGGATCAGCAGCAGAAATATTATCTACTGTGTTAACTGCACCACCACGTAAAGCATCAGCACCAGAAATATTATCGACAGTTGAAACTGTACCTGCACGAAGTACTTCTGCTGCTGAAAGATTACCAGTGGTTTGAATAACTCCACCACGACGTAGATCAGCACCAACACCAGTGGTTAAATTACCAATGTTTGTTGCTCTTTGTTGGTCAGCACCAGAAATACTACCAACAGATGCAACACCAGCACCACGAGTAGAAGATGTGCCAGTAATTGTATCGATAGATGCAATAAATCCACCAGCACCAGTGTCAGTAGTACCATTAAATCTATAAGAAGCAATCTGATCTGATACTTGCTTATTACTAATAGTAATAACGTCACCAGAGTTATCGATGACATGTGTTTTTGCTTGTATTCCAACCGTACCTTGAGATTCGATAGTAGATTGCTTAATCATCGTACCATCAAACTTGATGTAGTTTAGATTAACCTTACGACTATTTTCAGAGTACTTAACGTCAGTTATAAGAACAATATTTCCAAAAATATCAATACCTATATCTGCATGCTTAATTGATTCAAAGGTTACACTAGGAGCAAGGATTCTATAGAAATCCCAAACAGGATTATTTGCATTAATCTGAGTTCTAGGGAGTTTTGCTAATCCAACAGCAGAATTTTTCTGTGCAGCATTATTATAGATATCCCAAACCAAATATAGATCATCATACTCATCAATTGTAAATCTAGGATTTTGAGGTCTTCCTCCAGATGGATTGATGTTCTTGACATAATTAATCTCAATATTACTACCATCAAAGGTGAATTCACCTAATAAAATGTAGTAATCAGTCATATTCATACCAACAAACTGATATGTAGAATCACCAAGATAGTGAATCTGGTACATACGTTCGTCATCATCTGCAGAAGAGAATTTCCTCTTCTCTCTCATTTCACCATTTTCATTCAATTGAATGACCCACATATCATCTGGATCAGGAGAATTGGTATCTGTATAACCACAAATATAAACACGCTCATCTTCACCTAAAGTAACACCCATCGCATAATCACGACGTGTTACACCAGATACACCAGCAATCTCTTTTTGATATTTTACTTGTCCTTCTGGACTGTTAGCATTATCAAAACCAGATTCATACTTAACTAAAAGTATATCTGGAGCAAAGTTTGCACTTACATTGTCATATTCCGTTTCACCAACAACATAGATGATATCATTCTCACTACGCTCATCCAAATAGATGTTATTAAAACGAGCAGTCTTAAGTGTCCCTGTTATTGGTTCTAATGTACGATCCCAGATTAATGCACCTAAATCATCGAATTTTGCAATCCATGCAGACTCAGTGCCGTCTGGTTTAGTTACAGAACCACAAACGTAAGTATAACGTAACGTACTCTGAATAGAGTGCTTTACATTGAAACTAGAGGTTGATTCTTTATATTCATCGAAGAAATAACGAGTTTTCTTAAATACTTGTGGATGGGATACACGAATCTGTGGTGGAACAGTAGTACTATAATTATTACCAGAGTTGGTGATATTTACAGTATTTGCTTGTCCAGTTTGTGTAACATCAATACTAATAAGAGCATCAGTACCACTATCGGAAATTAACTCATATGTTGGTGGAATTTGCTCATTATAACCAACACCAGTTTGAGATATACCAATATCCTCAATACCTGAAACAACTTTAGTATAATACGTCTTATTTGTGTTATCTGGTATTACAGTCGAAGAAACGATAACTTCGTCGTTTAAACTTAAATCATGATTGGCAGTAGTGGTAATTTTACCATAAACGATGTCATCTTCAATTATTTTTGTATATCCAAGTATACTAATACCTTCTACGGAAGAAACCTCTGCAGATGCACCAAAACCATCAGTTCCAGTATTATCGAAGAAAATAACGTCTTGAACCTGATATGATACACCAGGGTTCTCAATAACGAATCCATCTATCTGTGCAGACTCAAATTTGGTAGTTGTTTCAACTTCGATGTCAACTCTAGACTCAGTAGAGACAGTTGGGAAATAATCGTAAATTTGAAGAGTTGATTCTTCAGTAATTGGAATAGCAGCCAATTGTTCGTTAGAATCAATTAGTCCGTCATTATTAGTATCCTGAACTTCTAGAATAAGTGGATATCCTTCTAATTCAGTTGTTATAGTATCAGGTTCCTTATTAGGTGCACGATCAACGTCAATATCAACATTAGCGTATGGATCACGATAACGAACAACACCTGAAGGTATATTATCCTGTGTTGCTTCCTGACTCAAGTTCCATGCGTCAGGTTGTGAATAAAACTTAGGACCAAGGATATATGGGAATAATGCAACACCATTTGCTGATTCATCAATGGTTACAAAGTAAGCATAGGTACCTTCTGGATAATCTGGTGTTTTACAGAAACGACCATTATAACTATCAAGATCACCTAATTGGAAAGCATACTCATAGTCATCTATAAATGATCCTGCAGGATATGTACCATCAGGAGCAGGTGACTGTTCAACACCATTAACTATAGAAGGTAATGGAGGTCCATCACCACGAGTAGGTATTGGGTTAGAATCAATCTCATAAACTAGTGCATTCTTAAGTCTAAATGAAGTACGTAATCTTCTTAGACCACTATTCTGATCTGTAGGATCAATATAACCATAAGGACCATAAATTGGGTTTCCGTCAAATGCCCATCCTAATATTGGAGAATGTTCGTTATTTTCTTCGACTTCTTGGAAAGTATTAGTTTGTGGATCTAGGAATACGTTATCACCAACAACATAACGTAATTCTTTCGGATCTACTAGGTGAGCATATTCACCACCAAATTGGTTGTTATATCCAGTAAATACATAACCTCTAGCAAAGTCATAGTTGGAGGTTAAGTTATGTTGAAGGTTTTGAGTCCATTGGAAAACATTAGATTGGAATGAAGCACTTTCACCAACTGCATCCAAACGAATAGTTGTTAAACCTTGAGTATAGTTAATACCCTTATTTAAAATCTGAATAGTGGTAACTTTACCCTTATCTTCACCAATAGTACCAATAATTGCTTTAGCAACAGAACCAAAACCATCACCATTAATTACAACGTTAGGAGCAGTTGTATATCCAGCACCAGAGTTAATAATAGCGATAGATACGATTCTACCGTTAATAACGATTGGTTGTGCTAATGCACCTTCACCAGAGTTTAATTTAACTGTAGGAAGTGCAGTATATCCAACACCACCATTAGAAAGAACTACAGATTGAATAGGACCACGAACTTGAGCAGTTGCAGTTGCACCAATACCATTACCACCTGTAATAGAGATTAAAGGTTGTGAAACATATCCAGTACCAGGTTGCTCAACAAGAACTCTACTAACTCTACCACCTGTGATAACTGCTTGTGCAGTAGCACCAGTTCCACCTCCTCCAACAACAGACACAAGAGGTTGTGTTGTATATCCAGTACCACCAGTGTCAACTTCAATACTAAAGAGAGATCCGTTAACAATTACTTCTGCAGCACAACCATATCCACCACCACCTGTTATTTCAAGGTTTGGTTTACTACCAGCATCATATCCAGTACCACCATCAAGAATTGAAATACTAGTGATAGGACCATAACGCACAAAAGTGCTAGACTTGTAAGACCATATAGAAACACCGTTTACCCATGTTCCAATTGGAGAATTAGGATCAATTGTCTCACGTTTTGATACTGTAGTAACAACTCTAGGGAAACGTAGCAATTTACGCTGGTTTCCTGGAATTAATGCAGTTCCAGTGAAAGGTCCAATCTTATAGTTAGGTAAACCAGTTGCAGCAACGTAAACATGGTTAGCATTGAAGAATGCGTTCTGTACGTTTGATGTAAATGGAGTTACAGCAGTATTAATTGAAGAAACATCAGATTTACCTCTATTGAGGTCTACTGATAGTAAAATATTACCCTGCGGAATGATATCCGTAGGAGCAAGCATTTGATAAGAGAATGTATAGTCATCTAGACGAGCAGTAACCTCAAAAGTACCATTATATACAGTTGGGTTAGCACCATATACAGTAACAAGGTCTTCTACCAATAATCCATGTGGATTAGTAGTTACAATGGTTGCAGTTTGATTATTATCACCACCAGGAGTTGCACTTGTAACTCTGATTAATTTTTTGACATTATAGAGCCAAGAATCGAGTTTTTTGTCTTGTTCACTAGATCCAAGTGCAGCAACAGTTAATTTATCACCTTCTAGGTAATATGAACCAGTATCATCAAGAAGTGTGCTTCCTGCTTCAGCAATACCTAAAATGCGGAGTTTACATTCGGTTGGTAGACCTTTATTTACGTAAACATAGATTTCTGACTGAACAATTGTTCCTGGATCCCAATCTTCAACAATGAAGTTTTTAGAACGAGTACATTCGATAAATTGGTTCAAAGAACGTTCTTTATACTGTACTTGCTCAACATCATTAAGTCTAATAGTACCGTTTCTCTCTGGCCATCCAATTGTCGAGTCAACGGTAATGATTTGATCAGTTTGACTTAAATATTCAACTAATTTCGTTTTATATGGAATTATGAAATTTCCAGTTAGTGTTTCTTCGGAAATTGCCAATTCATAGATTGTATCAGTACCCTCAATGATAGAAATGACGTTTTCAATCAATGCAGATGCATCTCCTACATTAGGATCAACTTCATCTACAGTTTGAGTCAATTGACCATCGATAAGGTTTAACGGATCACCCTCAATTAGACTTGCACGGAGAATTGTGTCAACTACCCAAGTTGCAGCGGAAGGAGATATAACTTCATCCTTTGGATAGTAAACATCAACCTGTTCACCGAATAAAATCTTAAATAAGAACTGAGAAGCGGTCTTAGTACCCTTAGATACGTAGAAATCACGGATCTTCTTGATAACCTGTACAGGATTTACCTTTGTATAATCTACATTGATCGTAGGAAGGTATTGCCGACGCAGTTTATCAAATATCTGCCTAATAAAGAGTGTATCAATAGAAGTGATTACGCTACCAGCACTATGATCACTTAAACGTAATTGACTCTCTGTCGCAAAGATCTGATTGCCATAATTATCATATGATATGGTTCCACTGGTACCACGCACACATCCTACCAACGCAGAAGGTTTGTAATCTCTTCCCGCAGTTGTTATATCAAATCCTGTGACTTCATCAAAACCTACATCTACAGAAGCACGTGCTGCAGCAGGTTCCGCAATATAAACTTTTGGTGGATTAGCAGGATCATACTTTGTACCAAAGTTAGTAATACTAATGTCAGTAATCTCACCGTTAAAGATAGTTGCAACCGCAGTTGCGCCAGAACCACCTATTGATACTCCAGCAGCATCCTTTCTATCATCTACAATGTACACAGATGGCGCATCTGTATAACCATCTCCACCAGTTAGTAGTTCAATGTCCGTAACTTCACCGCCACCTATTACAGTACCCTCCACATCTGTTAGTTGGTCTGTAACAGTTACACCTAGTACTTGCGCACCAATTGGTTGAATAACACGTGCTCTTGGAGCTGTTAAATATCCTCTTCCCCTATTAGTAATTAAAACACTAGAAACCTGTCCTTCTGGAGTTAATAATGTAGATGCAGCTGCCTGTATCCCTCCTGTAGGTGGTGGATCAATGTAAATGAATGGAGGATTCTCATATCCAAAACCATTTCTAGCAGCAATTATAGTAATACTTCCTACAACAAGTCTACCTTCGGAATCAATGGTAGGATCAGTAATTTCTGCTCCACCAGGATTCTTAAATGATACAGAAGGTACAAAATCATACCCAGAACCAGAGTTAGTGATAGTAACACTAGAAACCAATCCAGTAGTATCATCAACTGTTAATGATGCAGTTGCCTGAGTACCATTAACGTTACCTGGAGCAGCAATCTCAATACTTGGTGGGTTATATGTGGTATAACCTTGTCCACCACCAATTAACTGTATATCTTTAATACCACCAATTAGAGTACGTGCTGTAGCACCAACACCACCAAGGTCAGATGGTGTAATAGTAACCTTTGGTGCAAAATCTAAACGATAACCACTACCACCATCTCTAACAATAAGGTCAATTAAGGCACCTGCATCATTAACACTAGAAACAACCTTAGCACCAGTTCCAACAGCAAGTGAGGTATACTCAATTGATCTAATATGGATTGTCTCTGAAGAAGATAACTCAGTTCCAATAAATTCTATGTAATTACCATCAGTGGCAGTCTCATATAAGACATAATCAATATATGCCTGTTGGAATTGACCATTTCTATTAACAAATAGACCAACTGCTGATACAGGAGTATAGAACCCTGTATTGAAACGAAGTTTATGTGTCTTAGATGCATCAATAGGTGTAATATTATCTAAAGTATCAATACTGGTACCAGCAAACCCAACCATGTATATGATAGAGGTTGATGCAATATTATCAGTACCAATCCTTGCTCTAGGTGTACTAGTAAAACGAATAGTACTTCCTTCTACAACATAATCTGTACCAGGTATTTGGGCAATACCATAAACCCTTACAAGAAGGTGTTCTGCTGATACTGGTGAAACTGGTTCACCAAGAAATCTTAATTGGAAAGTATTTTCTACTCCATCAAACTGAGAGAATGGTGATTCTAGAGTTTGCTCCTTTTTCTTAAACTCATTAAGTGAGATACCAGGTGTTAGAATAGCGTCAGGACCCCTAGTGACGCTTTCATAGTAAATTACTTCATTATCGATGAGAACGCTTCCATCATTCTCAACAAATCCATCAATCGACTCTACTTCTATTAACGGTTCATCAAATCCAATATTTTTTAAAAGAGTTGTTCCTGCAGATAACGTCTTTGATGTATAGGAATCAACATCAAGGTATAGATTTATATTATTGAGTATATCGTAAGGCTTACCAGTCTTTTCCTGTGATTTATAATACTCAAACAGAAAATTGACGAATTGTTGGTCTTCCTCTCTAATAAAGTCGGGTATCTGGTACGCAACTCTATCAGAAACACTTATGTTTTTGCGCATCTCTTAGAAGCAGGAGTCGAATTCTGGATACGTGAAAGTATCCGTAGGATAATCAATGATATTTATGTCAGTTGGACCATAGTTCCATCCGTCAAAGTTATTTGGATCAAACGGTGAAGTTACCGCAGGATTTGTATTAAAGTCTATGGGAAATACATTAGGGTTGAATATTATTGGATCAACTCCTGGTGGAATTACAATGGAGACAGAATATGGGTTTGCTGCTATAGGTAATCTGGTAGTACCATCAGGTGTACCAGCAATCGCTAAAGGTCCAACACAAACATGTCCCGATACATAATCAACTGTTCCAACATCACTATTTAATATCAATTCCTTTTCGTTTCTAGTTGTAACAAGCATCATCTTACCTCTACCATCATCACGGATGTTTACAGGTACCAATGTTTCTGTATCTGACGAAGTTAGGGAAGTTGACAACTGAGAAGTTGAAACACCCTCTGCAACAACGTCTGCTAGTTTAGCAGTATAACCAGTTGCATAGAAAGTACCAGATTTTACACTAGAATAGGAAGGAGCACAGGTTGTGCCAGTTGGAGTACTGTCTCCTCCAGAAGGATCGGTAGGTTGTCCAGAATGTTCGTTTGGATCATGTAATGGATTACCAAAATCCAAACATTCTGTAAATACACTACCAAAAACAAAATTCTCTAAGTTCTGACCTAACGTTAATTGAGTAACACTACCTGAAATAGCATCATCAGTGTTATCAAGCATTGAAGTATATTTTGAACCTTCAAGACGACCACCAAACCTATCGGTTTGACCAGCATCATTAAATTTATCAATATTCTTCAAAAGATCGGTTTCAAGTTCAGAAGAACTCTTTCCAGTATTGTTACCATTATAATATACCCAAGATTTAGGAATTAAGTAGTATGAAACAGGGTCAGTAATGACAGGTTCGATTGCTGCCATTGAATATTTCAATAAGTCATTCTTTATGCTAGTTTTAGTTGTAGCATTAAGTTTGGTTCCTGCTTTAGATCTAACAGCAATGAATACTTTACCGTAAATAGGTGGACTTAACTTCTCACCACCATAAGCGGTTATTGACGCTGCTTGAGGATATATGGTTGAAGTGATGTATTCGTAGTCTGCTTCAGTAACCGCCCTGTTCTGCGTCGCATACGCCCTAGGAGCGTTGAATTTGATGCTTAAGGGTGTTTCCCTAGATTCACCATCTTGTGCTGCATCTATAGTCGTTACCTTGATGTTCTGAGGAGGTATGGGTCTACCTTCTGAGTCAATTATAAGACCAGTGAAAGCAAAGTCAGTACATCCATTTGCTTCTGAACCAACTGTACGAACATACTGTAAATCTACAATCTCACCATCAACTAATTTACGTCCTAAAACACCGTCACCAAAGATGACCTTATATCTAAGGTCGTCTACTTCTTCTAAGAAGTAAATACGACTATTACCATCTAGATCAACTGCATTACCTACAGGAGAGTAAATATCAATTTCTTGTGATTGTACATTTGGACGTACTTGAACTTTAAGTAGTTCAGTATCAATATTTTCAGATGGTATAATGTATTCTTGATCTTTAGTGTCATCTACAGTGTAATTAAAGTCTAATAGATTACCTTGATAGAAAATAATCTTACTGAAGTTAGCAAGACCAGTTGTAGGATTGACTGAAACCTGAATATCATTACGAACACAGAAAACAAAACTATCAACTACGTTTCTGGATATAAAAACATCACCTTTCTGAAGGGTGACTGTTGAAGGAAAACTAGTTCCACCACCAACAGCAGAAGTCTGCACATCAATCGCTACACATGCCCTTGCAGATTTGATCGATCTTGGTGTATAATTTAATTGTTTAGCAACACGTACAATATTATCTCTAACAGTAGCAGATTCCAAAAAGGTTTCATTCAATGCCATGTTTGCATTGAACGCACTGTAATACGTGTTATACGCTAAAATGTCAATAAGGTATGATGCACTAGATCCCTCAAAATCATAATCGGTAAATTCTGATCGAGTTCTTAAGTACGATTTTATTGATTCCTTGATTTCATAAAAATCAAGTGATGTAAGTTGTGAAGGAACGGCTGGCATGCTAAGCTCTCTCTAGGAGAAAATCGACTGTCTGTAATATAGTTTGTCCCGTAATACGATAATCAATTGCAATATTTAATTCATTAACGTCTTCATTTACATCAATACGAACATCTGATAATTCAACTCTTGGTTCTAAGCGTTCAACAACGTTTCGTATCTCAGTTTTCATTTCCTCTGCTAAGAATACATCAAAAGGTTCAAAAAGAAGTCCTTTAATGCGTGAACCTATTGCAGGTTGAAATGGACGATCACCGAAATTGGTTAACATTAAATTTCTGATGGATTGCTTAATAGCATTCTCATTTTTCACAGCACCAAAATCCTTAGTATTGGGATTTGCAGCAAAAGATATAGCCAGGTCTTTAAAACCCCTACTTAGAAATTTCTCTGATCTAAATTTGTAGGCTGGCATTTTATTTGCTATCTATTCAGTTATTTATCACACTTTGTAGAAAGTATACTTTAAGAATAGTTCTTGACCCTTCTTTATTGACTTACTAGTCTTCATATGCCATATTTGACCCCATTCTTTTTCCTGACACTCTTTTATACAATTAGGATCCTCACTATGATTTACAAATCCACCTAAAGGGGTTCTATACATGGGATGGGTGGAAGGATACTCAGTATCATGCACTACCACATGAGATATGCCAAGATAAACATCTGCTGGTATATCATTCAAAGCAAAAATGCCCTGTCCAGCGACAGGGCTATATTGTATATGTAAAAATTTAGGTAATGCTTGATAACTCAACGACCTTGACCTCTATATTTCTTTTTCGCAGCATTTCTTGAAGTCGCAACGTACTTAGTGTTCTGACCATTGCCTTGACGAGTCTTTTTTGCCTTTGTCGGGACATAAGTTCCCGTATTACTCCATACTCCCTTTGCAGCCATGATAAATTTGGTTAACTGTACTAATTATATCATGAAGCGAGCACAGTTGCACTACCCCATGCAACAACACTTGAACATGGGTACGAAGCACCCGAATATCCAATACCTAAAGGATCCAACAACCTACCTATAGGTAACTTCAAAGCAAACACTGTAAGCGTAGTGGTCAACAGGGTTCTCGCGTGTCCAATTCCACCAGCATCCTCAATTGTTAACAAAGAACACACAATTGGTGTAGGAACGGGACATGTAGTTTTACCACAAGGACACCAATACACAATAATGTTTGTACACGGACTAGGGTGTGGTATAAATGTATCACCCAAAAGGTATATGGGTAGGAAGTGTACTAGAACCGTTGCTCTGATAGGAGTAAGAGGGGTAAGCGGCACTGTAGGAAGAGGTGGCCACCAACAAGTAAGGTTTTTAACCCTAATAGTGTAAGGAATAGGTGGAGTTCCGCAACTTTGGTTACTATGAACCGTTGAGGGTAAACATAACCCGTGTCCACTGCAAGGTAAACCGTTATGTGCTGCTACTGGTTTTAAAAATCCATATGCCATTAGAATCCATCTCCTATAATTTCACCAATATCCGTTTCACACTCAGAGAAATACGGATTACTTAAATATTGAACCGCTTTAGCGTAAGTAAGTGTCGCACCTGTCAAATAGTTACGCACTTTCATTTCTCCTCGGTACGGTCCCATAACCATTTGGTTAGTTCCAGTTTGTCTTCCTGGTTGAACTGCGATAGAAGAATCCAACACTTCATTTAGTGCTACGCAAGCATCAAACAATTGTGAAACATTATTATATGTGTTACCAGCAATCGGATCACCGTTTACATCATATCCGCACCAAACTTCTAGAGGTCCATCAGCAGAAACCACGTCACGAACGAAAGTATCCCAACATCTATTAGGTGGTTGTCCACCAGACCACGGTAAAACATCAATTACCGTGTAATCGAAGGTATGTTCCGTACCTGAACCTGGAACTTCTGGGTCAGCATGCGCTGTCCACGTTGCAACACCTGCTTGAGTGCTTACATTTCCTTGTAACCAACCTTGCAATTGCTGTAATTCTGTATATCCTGACCTATTATAGTCAAATGTGTTCTCATCTAGTCCAGTTGGCACAAAAACTATACCTCCAGACTGAGGATCACGGTAACAACGACCTTCAACTGGTCCTCTCCAGCAATTCCAGCACTTTTCACCGTTAGGAACAGTTCTAGTTGGAGTCAACTTTGCTGCTGGCATGTCATTACGTAGGAAATCCATGAATTCTTGCCCCTGTGCCCCCGTTGTATGCCCTTCTACGAGCATCGAAACGTTGAATGAGGCATTATCTGCCTTGGAAGCACAATACTTGTGTATCATCCACCCATAAGCGGTCTCTTTAGGGTCATCATTTGGGTTTAATGGTTCAGACAACCCCTTATAGGAGCAAGGAATGTCGAAAAATCGACTTGCGGTGTAAGTTTTTGGTTGAGGAAGGACAATACAGTTCTGTCCTTTGTTAAAACCATACAATCCACCAACATTAACTGCTTCTCTATCGGCAGTTTTACCTGCTAGTATTGCATCAGGCCAAACTTCAGCATAGAAAGTAGCAAGATTTGGTGAAAACTTGGTTACTTCAGAGAATTGATCATCTTGTGGAAGTGCATCAGAGACAATTCCAGGAAAACTATGTGCTAAACAAGCAGCAGGGAGGTCATTACACAGTGTAGTTTGCTCTGTATCTGATATTTCAGTGATTTTTAAGTAACCTTCGGGTATATCTACCGACGTACCCGCTTCAATTTCCTCAAATGGGCGTGACATTAGTGCGTCAATGTCAAAACCATCCTTTGTTGATATGTGTTGCTTAACATTATCGTACTGACCAGTGTTAGTTTTTGCTCCAGACATGTCTGTACCATCAAAACCAGCGGTTTTCTTGTCTGGAATGACTACAGCAATGTATGGTGGGTGGTCAGCAGTGTACCCTGCACCACCCTCATCGATGATAACACCAATGATTGACCCCGAATCATCAATCTCAGTAACCCTAACTATCGCTTGTTTCTGCTGTACTGCCTTTCCTCTGTTAAATACCACCTGTTTTGCTACGGCATCATCACTAGCAGACAGTGTATTGGATCCTTTTTCAATAGCATTGAACATTTGGATGTCATAATCACCCGTAGTTATGAGATCATCACCCTGATCTACGGTCTCTGGTGGCCAAGTTGGGATGATTTTACTCTCCACCTTGTTCTGATTGTACATCTCTGACGCTAAATCACCTCCTGTGAACTCTTCCATGACTCCAGGAGAGCTAACTGCTAGTTGAATGTTCTCTAAGTTGTACCCTTTACCCGAATTAATGATGATAACATCGACCAATTCACCATTATCATTGATGACAGGTTCCAGTTTTGCCTCATCTAGCGTCCTCATAGCGACCAATGCGTCCTGATTGACCTCTACTCGGTAGTAAGATATGTTTTTTCTGAACTCATACACACCAAAGAACGCACATTTGTCAAATATTCCAAATCCTGCAAGTGCAATTGCGGTTGCACCATCCTCTGCAGTGTAAGTTTGGCGGTAAACAAAGGGTTCACCAGCGGGCATATCGCTATCCATCTCATTTAATTCCATGAAACCGCACTTTTGCTTGTCTCCAAAGTAACGAACTTCACTAATTAACCACCCATTGATCATTTCTCCACGCTTAAACGCACCAGTAGTTGATGTATAGCGGAATAGTAGGCGTGTTGTACTAGTATCAGCAACCCAGAATGACTCATTTACACCTGTTGAGTTACCATCAGACAACTCTATACGTGAATTAGTGGTCTGCCACATGTCTTCACGTATAGAATAGAAGTGAGAATGGTAAGTATAGTTAGGAATACACTCTGGACAACCCGATGAGTCCTCTGCATTAGGGCAACATGCCGCATCTGAGAGCGTATACTGTATAGAATAGATCGGACCGTTCCAAGGAAAGGACGTATCATACAAATAATAGACAAACTGAGAGTCATACATGTCCTCGAAACCCAAATATCGAGGAACAGAACCCTTAACAGCACCGTTCAAACCGTAAGACCACTCAAAAAGTGCATCTTCAGTCAACATTTCAGCAAAATCAGAGTCACCCCAACCATTTACAGCAGGAGTTCCCTCCCAACGGTTGCCATTTTGATCCATTTGCTGTCTGTACATGAAGTATGTGTACTGACTATTGCCATTATAATCGTCATCATCCTCTGGACGGTAGTCATACCACCCAGTTTTGTCTACACATTGACCACAAGGACCAATTTTACCTACATCTATAACTGTTTTCTGCCTACGATCCTCAACCATAAGGATTCTAAGGATACCATTACAGTCATTTCCATGCCCATCCTTCAAACATAACCACTGTCCACCATCTCTAACCTCAATTGGACTGTTAGCAGCATGTAAATTAGTATATGTAATCGGATATGAGCCTGGTGTTAACCCACTTATCTTCTCAGACTGGTTTCCTGACCTTCCAGATCTTGTCCAAGTCTTCGTACCGATCTGGATTGTGTCTACATTGACACTTGCTGTACCTGGATTATCATTCCAACGATATTCTATATCAATATTTCCACTACTTGAACCTGTTACAACTAAATTATTTCCTGTAGAGTCAAAGTATGCACCTAATGTAGGGGAAGGAAAGGGTGTTGTATATGCCCACCCTATAATTCCTTGATATACGTACTGTCCTTGCTGTACATCTTTAGGAGGAATTGGTCCTCCTGATAAGTTTACCTCATCTGAGGGGTTGGTTGTATAGAAATCGTTATTATGGACTGTGGAAAAATAATGATATAAGGGTACTTCCCCTCCTCCATAGACTTGTGCTGCAGTTTGTCCTGCTGCCATATATCCTATAACACCACAATTAGTATAACCTGCTTCTGAGGTGTTACTAGTTAATTTAGTATTCTTAAGGGTAGAACTATAATGCCTGTGGAATGGAACTGCTGTGCCCTCTTCTGGGGTGTCTAGCATGTAGAATATAGGAGCATTCCTTCTTGGTTCAGGATGGTATGCTTTTATTGCCTTTCCTTTATTCTTCTCTCCTGGAAAATCATCTTTTGTTAATACACTCTCATCCCAGTAATCATGGTTTGCACCTGTACCACCTTTATAGAAACGGTAGATACCCATTCTTTCGGTACCTACTATTATTTCTTGCTCGTCTCCAATATAATGGACGTTATCCTTCCCTAGAGGAAGGGAACCTGGACCTTCATCATAAAATTCTATTTGATACCCATCAGGCACACCCTCATACCCATCCCAACTTCTTAAGAAGTCCTTTGCTTCTATGGGATTACGGTATGATCGACCTGTTTCTAATATATACGCTGGCACTAGATTCCAAGTACAGTCTCAATTGTATTTATTCGGTCATAGAGATCTTCGAAGACGGAGGCGAGATTTTTGTACTCATCCTCACCAGGAGGTTTAAATTGAATCATCTCTGGACCAGGTGGAGGCATCTTATTAAACGCTTCCTCCAGCACCGACAACCTACTGGATAAGTTTTCTAACCCATTGGCAACAAATTCAAAGTTCTTACTAACTTGAGTCATTGCATCTTGTATGTCTACATACTTGGTTTCTTCAATCGTCTCGTTGTTCATTTTTAAAGATCTTGTTATTTCCATTGAGTTCCACTCGCCATTTTTTTATGGTTCGTACTTCTCTAAACAAAGTGTACCAAACTCTTCCTCAGTATACTCTATAGTAGTACCATCTGTCCACCCTAGTTCTTCCATGAGATCTGTGGGAAATGTAACGGATAAATTTCCATCATCATCCTCTACTAATTGTAGAGTATATCTTTTACTCATACTCTTATTTCCTTTACTGTAGGTATGTATGTATTATCGAACTCCCCCAACACAAGCAGTCTGATATAAGGTAAGACCACTTTGTTGAATATCACATATCTCACTAGTTTGTTTATATAACTGATGTAAAATAAAACCATCACCTAGGTATATCGCTCCGTGGTTAGGTGCACGATCCACTGGTACTGAGTAACCTCCTATCAACGGGTCAGTAAACACACGATATAACATAAGGTCATGTTCTTGGATAACCTCGAAGTCTAACATATCACCCCACGCACTCTTCCATGCATACACACCATTCTCTGCATCCAACGCATCTTGGTTGAAACTGTAGATGTTAAGTGAAGAGAAGTCTGCGAGAGTCCTCTTGTCTGGGTGATACTTAGCGAAGTACTTTTGTATAACTGAGTAACAACCAGGATAACGTCTACCAGACCAAGGGAGATCAATTAGGTCTGAGAAATTATTTTTTAATTCGGAAAGTTTTTCGGAGCGATTCATATATGATCTTCAATAATTCTTTACTAGTTATACTAACATAATGAAATTCCTCCCGTAGAGAAACCCCTAGGGAGGATTTTTTATATAATTTTTTATTTTTATTTCGATATCTCACTCTCGATCCTATACTTTTGTAGGTTAACACAATATCAATTTTTAATATAGCAAAATGTTAATTAGTGCATAAACAGTTGTTGTTAATTAGTCATGCTAATTGCACATCATAACACATACCCTCAGCAATGTAATAATCACATAGTTGTTGATACTGTAGCAGGTCATTGTGTAGGTCACAATCTATTAAGAACTGTGCCATCTCTATTTGTTCATCAGGGGGCAAATTACCCTCATCGTAGATGTCTAATAAGACCTGCAATCTCTTTGGAATTGTTGACACTAACCCACCTCCTGATTAGGGTTACTATGTGTTATCGCATCTTTCAACGCTGAATGATAAGAACTGAATGGACCATTCTTATTACATTGTGGGTAATTGTATGCCCAAAAGTGTTTACTACGTGTTTCCCACAATTTAACATCTACAGGGGGTGAAGTTTCAAGGGTAATCTGTTTAGTCATAATAGGCAAATTAGAGCAAAGAAAGTGTTAAGCAAAATGGGCAAATTAGGCAATGTACGTTATTACTTTCTGTCTTTAATCAGTACCCTCTATGTTTATACTTAGTATCGCGCAGTTGTTGATACTTAGTAGTGTAATTAGCGGGAGCATTGTTATCATCGAAGGAGAGTTTATTTGATTTTGATTTGTTTCTCTTTTCTCTGATACTTTTCGCTCTATGTGTTGAATAGAGGTCGTTGCGTTTGTAAGTTCTTCCCATGAGGAATTGCGAGGCAAGTTAACATCGAAGGACTGAACGTATTATAGAGCATTAGTGAGCAAATTGCAATAAGTTCAGTAATAGTCAGGGTTTGAAAATATGCTCCCCTATGTGTTGACAACTCTGTGACGATATGCTACAGTTAGAGACAACAATTGATCGCATACTTACTCAAACAATATAACACTAACCTATGTTTATTTAAGTATTACTTTTATCATGCAATTTAACAGGGTTTGTGGAAAAAACTGTGGAAAAGTAGCGCATAGTTGTTGATAACTAAGTTGGTGCAATATTTAGACTAAGTGATATTCTCTCTCCTGTAGAGTTTGATTCATAACCTCGTGTAAGATTAGAGGGAAAAATAACAACATCTCCTTCACTGTAAGGTATAAAACATTCAGGTTGATTAAAGATCGATTCTTTACTACAAGGCACCTGTAATACGGGAAAGAAAGATGATACAATATGCCTTCTAAATTTAAGAGGTGAATGTAATTTAGAGTCGTAATTAACAAAGTAAATTGCACTATAGAGGCAATTACTTGCTTCATGTGGTGCATAGATAGACCCCTCATCTGCAAGTTCTAAGTAACATTCACTGACCTGTAATCTTGATTGATAGTTATTAGCATTATTATTGTGCTTATCTATCAACAACATGAGGGCATCTTTCAAATCGGGGATATCATTTAATACCTCATTATCCTTGCCGATTGTTGTTACATTGTGTGAAATCATCCTCCTATTATGATCTGGAACTAAATCCTTATTTGTCATCCACTTCAGCAAATCTTGCTTGAATTGTTTATGATTAGGAAGCGTAAATGATGAGACTGCTTGTGGAAAAATACCAAATGTTTGGTTCTTTTGTAATACTTCCTCTTGGAGATTGTCGCTTAATTCATTAGACATAGTGGGAAAACAGTTGTTGTTACTTTGGATCAGGTAATTGCCAGTCTTGCTTATCAATCAAATGGTTGCAATTTAGGCAACTAACTGATGACCAACTAAAGTGAAATACACGTGCCCGACTATCACATAGTGGGCAAACTATCACTTTTCCGTTCTTACCTGCTCTTGTAGATTTGGTGACGTTCATTGTTATCTATATTAGTAATTAAAGAGAGTTCTATACGGTTTGTACTGATAATTAACAGGGGTTTGTAATACTTTCTCAGTCTGTTGTATGATCTCTAAAGTATCATTTAGTTGGTCGTAATCCTTCAAGAGTTCTTGATAGATTTGTGAGGTCAATGGTTGCATGATAAATGTTAGTTAAAGAATGAAAAAAATTGGCGTGGGTATCAAATAGCATGAGAGATTATCTCATATAGAGATATCCTCCCGCCCAACCTGTATTCGCTGAGTCATGTAAAAACTCTCTTTGACTGATAATTCTCATATCATATCTTACGTGCTTTGCTGGTGCTCTCCATGATGCTGGTTTGTAAACTTCTCCAGTGTTCTTATCAATGAAAGCATGAACGGATCCGTCCTTATACTCGTTTCTGTCCTGAAAGGTGTCAAAATCCTGCTGTATGACCTTATAATATCTTTTGCCATTCATTACCTTAAATCTCATTAGGTTTGCTGTACCGTCTTCTACTGCCTTCAACTGTGCTTGACAATAAGATGATCCACCGTCGCGAGAGTTCATGGACTGCATTGAACGAACATGATAGTTTTTGTAATTGCGCTCAAGTGCTTTGCATAGTCCTTCTGTCCACTCTAGGACTTTAGTTTGTGTTTTGAGAGTTTCGGTTGAAATGGTCATTTGAAATGCTTTGTTTGTTATGTATTAATTATAGAGCAAGATAGGCAAATTTCACTATAAAAAGTGCCACTAAAATAAGTGGCACATAGTATAACAAACAGGTGCACATATGTGCTAGGCATTTAATACAGTTGCATTTTGCAATTTGTCAAACAAATTGTTAACAACTGTTTCTTCTTGAGTATCAAGATCTTCGCCTTGTATTCCCGATTCAATATAAAATAGAATCGTATTTACTTCTTCTTCAGTAAGAAGAACTGAGGCGAGATTGAGTTTAGTAAGTACCACTTTAATAGTTAACTTCCTCCACTAAATCTTCAAGTAATGATAGAATGTCATTACCATTTACACAATCTTCAAACAATTCATCAAGAAATGCTGGAGAGTATGCCATAATTAAGACCTCAAAGTGTGTGAATAATGTGTAACTTTAGGGCAAACACATTCCCATACTAATTAATAACTTATTACTAATCTTGGATTTTCAAGTATAATATCTCTTACTCTTTCTCTATCTAAACTATCACCATCACCCCATGAATAGTGAACATATTCTAAGTCACCCTTCTCAATCCTTCTCTTATATGTAAAGAAGGCATCGTAAATGTGACCCTTAGTTAAACCTTTAATAGGGTACAATGTATCACTATGTTCACCATAAAAAGACCAAACATAGTTTACAAAGTTGTTCAATTCTTTAATAGTTGGCATAGTGAAAATGTAATGAATTTAAGTCTAAGAGTATTGGTAGGACTTACAGATAGGGATCAAAGAACCCACCTCATGCCTAGTAAAAAGAGATAGACTATGCTATCTCTAAATTTTGGGTATCTAATAGGATCATGCCATCAGTAAATGTTGACACCTGACCACGAAATGATACGAACCAATCAAAGTTTTTCTGGAATACTCTAGCACCGTACTTGACCTCTTCTAATAGTGCATTTAATCTAGACTTAGTGGTTACGGTCTCGTATCCACATGAATCAAGTTTAACCGCGTTTGTAGAGTGGTCTACTGTTGCTATGTGATGACCATGTAAGAAGACTTTTGAACAGTTTGTTGAATCATTGTAAGAAACACTTGTATTTGATCCTGCCCAGTTACCTTTGTTGCTAACTGCGAAGTTCATTTGTCTTTCAAGTTTTCTCATGGAATAAATGCTGTGTTTGTTTGACTTCTTAAGTATAACCGATTACCACGAGTAATCTGCATAGTTTGTGACACTTTCTTGACTGGCATAGTAATTGTCGGTTACGCTCTGAAGTTCCGCGTAGATGCGCTGAACGTCTTGTGACGGTATGTAATCCGTCCCACAGTCTTCCGCAACTTGATCTAAGTAATATAAAATGGTGGATATTTCACCACCAGTTAGATTAACTTTGTGTGTGGTATTCTCATAACTCATTGTTAAATAACCTCCACAACTAGTTTGTCTTCATTAACAGTTAGTAATGCACGTTGATTAACAACAAGTGCGTAAATGTTCAAGAGTTCTTTAACATCTACCTCACTGAATTCATCCCACTCTGATACATAATCAGCATTATCAAAATCAATGCTATTATCTACAAATAGTGCCGCAGATTGTAAGTCGTTATACTTATCAACCCAAAATGCACGTCCAAAAGCATCACTTCTATAGATGAATTGGTCATCAATTGTTGTTACTTTAGTCATGATAACCACCTTTCATCAGTTGTTTCTAACATTTTACCTACCTTATATTCAAATCCATCACATCTTTCAACCTCTTCATAATGTTGGCAATGTTCAAAATCTTTTGCAATTCTCTTTGCTTCAGTCTTATTTTCTGCACCAACTGTTACTGAATAGTAAACAATTTTCTTTGCTTCAAATGTGTAACTGTTTAATAGT